TATTAAATTGCCATCAGTAGTATTCTATTATGGAGAAAAAAAGGATAGGCAGGCCATCACGGGCCTTCTTTGAGAAAGCCAAAAAAGACCTGTTTGAAAACTGGTTTGGCTGGGGCTACTCTGATACCTTTATTGTCCAACACTCACAATATGGAACGCATTTAGTAGCAAAGGCAAGGAAACTATGGGAGGACTCGGTAGCAGTTGAGACTGACTTTGTCACGAGACAGGAAACTGCACGAAACAACGCAGTTGCAACACTGGACAAAATTATTCACGAACTGCAACAAACGGTTGAAAAATTCAAAAATAATCTGATAATTCAGACAAAAGAAGGCCCCATGGTTAACATAGCAATAGCAAGCCTTCTGCAGGCATACTACGACAAAATAGCCAAATGGACAATGATCCGCAACGGCGTGCTTGCTTCCAAGACCGTATCAGACAAACTTGAGGATGTAATAGCACAGAAACTCAAACAGCAATTACCACAACATGAATGACATAATAACAGTACTAAAGGAAACAAACAAGGAACTGGAGCAGATAGCAGAAAAACATTTTAAAAAAGCCGACATTCGAGACTTTCCTCAACTGGATCCCAAATACTTCCCTGACGTGTCTAAACTTGACTCATGGCAGGGAGAATATGAGGCAGCCGTGCAGGCATTTAACAAAAACATTGGCCTGCCAAAATCTCGCCTCACAAACAAAGAAGCCACACTTGTACCGTATCAAATCCAGTATGAATTTGAGGTAGAAAAATACCATTATGAATTAGTCAACAAAACAAGAAAAGGAGGATTTACTGACGGCAGGATACGTGCTATTGCACGGCAGATTTTTCACAGGTACGCCGAACACGACACCATGATAGTGGCAGGAAACGAACTCACGATAGCTATGGAAGTGCTTGACAGATTTGACGAACTGTTTGAGCATGGTATAACTGACAGATATGGCAAAAAGTGGAGATACGGAGACATAATCATGCGGTACGTAAGATCACCACAACCGATAGTTGAGTTTTACAACGGGGCAAGGGTCTTTTGTTTTGCTGCATCAAAGCAGGGAAGGGCCCAGAGTTTCCGAGGCCCTGATGATGTCATATCCATATTTATGACAGAAGCAGCACACAGTGGAGCAACAGATGACTATCCCATTTATAACGCACTTACGCCAAACCTTGCAAACCGTTCCGATGGCGACCTAGTCTTTGAGACCACGCCAAACGGAAAACGTGGCTTTTTTTATGACGTCTGGACTGATGCAATAGCAGGAAAAAACCATTACCACACCTTGCAGGTTGACTATACTCAGGCAGTAAAATACGGCGTGCTATCCAAACAATACATTGAAGCACAGAGAAAAGATCCACGTGTTGACTTTGAGCAGGAATACTGTTGCAAGTTCACGACAACAAAGCGTGCAACAATTCCAGAGGCCCTCATTGATGCGATGCCAGAAGTCCACGCACAGGATCTGTCCAGCTTTTTAGGATACAACAGTCAATCTTAAATCGCAGAGAAATAACTAGATTTCAGAAAGAAGTTGATTGAAAAATGATAGATCAAATCGATGATAAACTTTGTGAGGATTTTGATAACGGCGTGTCTGGTGCAGACAGACAATTACTTATTCACTTGACGAATCAAGTTAGGGTTTTGATTGATACAGTAAACACTTTGATTAATGCTGTGGAAGAAATGTCCGATGAGTTGTCTAAACAGAAGGCGATAATTCATGGTAAAAGAAAAAAATGAACAATGTGTAAAATGCGGTGAGGAATGGAATAATGCCACATTTCTTTCTGAGACCTTCAATTATTCAGGCGGTACAATGCATTTTGAATGTAAATGTGGAAACACAACAAAAAGAGATTTTCTGCCTTCTGATTTACTGCAACCTGATGAGATATGTAAAATAATATTACGACAAGAAGGCTTCGATGAAGATTTTATCAGTAGGGTTATAGCACAATATACCAACAGAGAAAAAATAAGACAAATTATGAATGGTGAGTGAAAAATGACTCACTACTGGCATGTACATCATGATCAATTAGTTGAAAAACTAATAGAGCCAATTGAAGCAAGAATAGAATACATTAAAAAATGCAAACCAAAGAATGAAATTAAAACTAGATTAAAATTACTAAAAAAAGCTACAGGGATAGCTCAAGTTTGGAGAGATTATTGGAAAGTCGAACATCGAGCTTGGAAAAAATACAAGGAAGAATATAAAAAATGCAACTTTGTGGCTTGGCGAGAATATAAAAAAATCCAAAAATCAGCCTTGCGAAAATTAAATAAAAAATTAGAACAATTACATCAACAACAATGTGGTTGCAAAGAATGGGATGGTAAAAAGATTGTATTTCCAAAGAGGTCGGTTGAGAAATGATTCAAACATACACGAACGGCGACATTATAATTTCTGCCGACATTGATTATACAGATCATACACATATTGCACAAACAATTATTCTTGGTAAAGATGGAACCATGTCAATAAATAATCAACAGTGGTTTGAAAAATGAATCCACTACAAAAAGCAATTTTACTTTATTTAGGTGCGAAAAACAGGTCTGTAACTTTTACAGAGCTTTGTATCGCAATAAATCTATTATCAAAAATTGAATATTTCAAAGACCTAAAGGACTATCTCAACAAATTAAAAGAGCCGATGCTACCGTGAGAAATTTCTGGAGAGATTGAAAACATGAGAAAGGATGCAATCTGTATAAACTGTGACCACAAGATCACTTTCTTTGCTGAAAAATGGTTTCACGTGACAGTTTACGGCGTACTGCAAAAAGAATGTCCATGTGGCTGCATTGTGCCACAAATTGGAGGCATCAAAGGAGACCTAGGACAGTGAAATCACAAATCTTAAAAATATCTAGTTAATAGAAAAAACAAGTAGCAAACTGACAGGGCTGGATCGAGAATCTGGGCATGGCATTACTCGATCCAGCCACAAAGTTTAATTTTCAAATTGTGCAAATTACACCAAGACAGGCTAGATTCACGTCATACTCGAAAGCGTGACAGGGCTGTGAGATTGCCCACATTTGATGCCTGTCAATATCTTTAAGAGCCAAAACGACAAACCGATTGCAGATGTGGGTTGAGGAGATTCCAGTAAATTATGCTAACTCTGTAGTGCAGGGGAAAACACCACAGCAGGACATAGACGATCCAGATTATGTTTTCAGGTTCGGAGGACTCGATCTTGCAAAACGAGTTGACCATTCCGCATTTGAATTGCTGCGATTGATGAAAGAAGTTCCAAGCGGAGACCTGTATCTGCAGGAAGAGGCCTTTATGGAGTGGCCTCATGTCTCGTATAGCACTATAGCCAAAGACATGCTAAAAATTCATACCAAATTTCCGATGGAGCAACTTGGTTTTGATCGCAGCGGAGTCGGAGATGCAGCATCGGAACTATTTGACAAATCAGCACTTCCGATGGTAGAAATCGTCACAACACAACAAAGAAAATTAGACATCATCAAGATAGTAAAAGGCTTGATGGAGCAACGAACAAGCGGAGGAACTCCAAAACTGGTAATAGACAAGTCAACTGAACTGAGGCAGCAGGCACTAGAGCAAGAGACAATCATCACACAGGCTGGCAACGAAACTTACAAGCATCCTCCCAACAGGCATGATGACAGGTTCTGGGCCCTAGGCTATGCGTGTTTTGTTGCCCTGCCGTATGTGATCGGTTATCCTCCTCCAGTGATACGCAGAATCGGAGTAGAGCCACAAGTACGTGACATTGACGATGAAATTGACAGACTGTTGAGTTATAGTTAAACTCAAATACTTTGCATTGGTTTCGTAGAATAATTGTCCAAGTTGGTCAAACCGTCTGTAGCGGTTGAAAAAGTCTCCAGAGTGCTTGATGTTGGCACTTGGAACGTGTACGATCCAAGAAAACACTCTCAAAAGAAGCAACTTGATGCAACAATGAGGCCCCTTGGAGGTCTGTACATCTATCCTGCGGTTGATCCGTACAGGCCGCAGCAACGTGCCATGTTTCGGGCAATAATGACGAAACTAAGCTGGGTACTACGTGCAAACGTCATAATTCAAAAACTCGTAGCTGGTCAGGGTTACACAACAGAGACATATCCACGAGAAGACAAAGAAATCAGAGAATCCGAGCTCAAAAAATGGAGGAAGCAAAAGATCTACGTTCCATATTTCAACGCAAAAATATCGCCAAACAAACTCAAATCATGGATAGACAGGCTTTCCGACAAACTTGATCTAGAGTCGATAATTTTTAACGCATATCTGTACATGCGTGAGCAGGGCAGATGTGTGATAGGTGTTTTTCCAGAAACACGCCTTGACGGAAAATATCAGCTTCCACTTGCACTACGAATCATCAGGCCAGAGTACACAAGAAGGCCTCTTTTGAATCGTGACACTGGAGCTCTTGAGGCAGTAGAAGTCACAGGCCTGACCACAAACGGAGGAAGACTTGATGCCAACAGGGCAATTTATCTCAACAACGCATACAATCTTGAATTATTTGCTGACTATTATGGCAGAAGTGTTATAGAGCCGATTGAAGACATTGGAAAGACTTTGCTGACAATATACGCTCAAGATTTCAGGCAGGCAGCAGAGTACACATGGCACAAGCCACAGGTTTTTCGTATAGCCATACCTGCACGAGACTACAAGAATGTGGACAAAGTTCTAGACGAATTTTTGAACAAACGAAACAACTCACTTGGCAAAGATATTGCAGTCACGCAGGCTGTAGAGGTGTTACCCACAACGCAAAACAGTGGCGATATTGCTGGCGTGGTATCGATTCAAAACGAATGCATTGATGCCATTGCAGGATTCTACAACATACCTCCGTTCATGCTTGCGAAAGGAAAGGCTGGCAGACTTGGAGGCAACGCAAACAGAGAAGAGATTGAAAGTTTTCTTGAGGCAGAAATAAGGCCCGAGCAACTGCTGCTTGAAAACATTCTAGAGAAACAATGGTATGACAGAATACTAGCAATTTTGTTTGACATTGAGCCAGACGAAGTTGATGATCCGCAAAAATGCCCGATACGAATTGCACACAGCTTCAACAAGCCAGAGATAGGACTTACAATAGATCCGCAGACTTACAGGATATATCTTGATCTTGCCCATCAGGGATTAATCACAAAAGAAGGCCTGATTGAAAAACTTGGACTCAAAAAATTCGTCAAGGAACACGAATCCACTGGAGCAGACATTGATCCTGCAATCACCACGTGGAAAAAAATCAATCCAAGCTGGAGACGTACAAACACAGACAGTGAATGGAAGCCAAAGCCCGAGCTAAACAAATCAAACTGGATTGTGGTGAAGGATGATTTTAATAAAACAACAAACAACTTTTAAAAATAATCTGTTTTCTCAAACAGATGTGCTGACTTTAAAGCAAAGACTTGCACAGATTTTAGGTGCATATCTACATGGTTTTTTGATTGTGGCAATAGTGATATTGCCGACTGATTCTGATTTTACCGTAAACATGATCAAGGCTGGATGGGGAGGTATCATCTCCAGTTTGTATCAAATCAAAAAATTGGCCGATGAATATGGAAAAAGAAGACAAAGATAAAAAATGCAATTACTGGAAATGCTTTCTAAGAGGACTATGCAATCCTCTGTATTCTGAATAGAATACTATTTATCATTCATCCTGCATAGAATACTATGCAGGATGAGCATGAGCATATTTTTGTTGGCAGATTCGATGACAGGCAGAGATGCAAAATCTGCAACAAACATGTTGAGCAAATTATGATGACTGAGATACCATGACACGCAATGACCGTTTTTGCCCGAACCCAAATCACTCTTATCAAATCATGAATAGATTGTATATACGTGGCAGTGGAGCTGGAGGCCCGCAGAAACGCTATCTACAAAGATACTATACTTGGGGTTGGGTATGTTCTATTTGTGGCATGATGATGATAGATCCTGCCTGCTGTATTGCCTGCGGATCAAAAAACATCAAGGCTGGAAGGATCAGGTTTCTTATAGACATAAAAAAAGACAAGCACGCAATCTGGCATTGCATAGACTGCAAAAGAGCGTGGACTCCAGAGGTTTCCCGTATTGCACGGCGTGTCATATTGCTTAAATAACAGTGATACTTTTTCCAAAGCATGATAAATGAATACTACACACTGCTCGCAGTAGCAGCTATGACTTTTGGTGCTTTTCTGAGTACATGGAAAGGCAAAGTCAGCTCGGGCCAGCCATACGACTCTAAACAATTTCTAAGTTCCGTGATAACCGCTGTATTTGCAGCATACGCAACGCTGAATATTCCAGATTTGGGTGGCAAGATCGAACAAATAGGCTACATTGGAGTTTTTCTGACTTATTTGGTAGGAGGATTTGCTCTCGATCAAGCACAAGCCAATCTTGACTTTAGCAAAGTCAGACCAATCAGCAGGAGAGCAAACGACAATCTGACACGTCAGATAGACGGCATCATTGCGTTTTTGCAAAAAGAACTGGCACAATCCAAAGCAGAACTTGAAAAAGCACGGACAATGGCAATGCCAAACGAGGACTTTAGGAAAATCTACATCGATCTACTCCAAAAAGAGATAGACAGAACAACAAGACAGATCCAGTATTATCTTGACTACAAGCAACAGCTTCTAAACGAAGGCTGGATTCGTTAGTATGCTAGAGAAAATCACTCCAATATGCATGCTCAGAGAGTCACATATCAGTCAAAATTTTTCTCTGCCGTATGCCACACAAAACTCGAACTGGATACCAAACAAATGGTCTGTGAATCCAGTCAAGTACAGCGTGACACGTGACTCTGCCGATATTGCAGGAAATTCTGTTGAAAAAATAATGGTGAATCTGGCAATGACTGCATGGGAGGCCGAGTTAGGAATTAAACTGATTTACGTCAAAAGTGACCAAAAGCCAGACATTGACATACAGTGGGTTACGAGTGCAGAAGACTCTTTTTTCACAAGTCCGTCTATTCTCGCCTACGCAGGCTACCCACAGACACGGTACCAAGGCATACTCAGAATGAACGATGATGTGATATGGTCACCTGATGGCAGGCCGATCACATCAGAAATATACACAAAACTGACAGGCAAACCAGTTGAAAACACACAAAACACTTTCAAGACTTACAATGCCAATCAGACTCTGGGCCACGAGATAGGGCATCTATTAGGTGCAGTCCATATAGAAGACTGTCCATTATGCTTAATGTACCCGTATTACAACGGTACCATCACTCCTACGACACGTGACTTGGAGCAATTGATACCCAAATACGGCCGACGAAATCTATCAAGCGAACAAAAGATGAGACTCAGACAGGCAGTAGAAAACAGGAGAAAAACTTGGGATGGGAAATGGAAGTTTTCAATTTAATAAATTTGAAAAATATGGTTAAATAATTAGAAAAAAGAGTTTTGCTATGACCTTTGACTGTGGATGTGGACAGAAATTTGATAAATTGGAGGATTTTTACGCACACACAAGAGAGGTAGTACACGAATATACCCATACTGGAGAATGTCCAGCATGTAAGAAACATTTCGGGCCAGTCAAAGTCAAAACCCTGCTTTCTGGAAGAGGATTGAATCCAGAAGTCAAATGCCCCGACTGCCAAAAGAAAGAAGATGTGGCAATTATTGAGAGACTCAAAGCGGAGGGAAAGATTTGATTGGAGGTTTCGTAGATATTTTTGGAGACGTCAAGGATCGTCTGTTTGCAATTCTAGGCCATCATCGTTACCTCCATGACGGTATGCAAATTCACGGATATGTCAGTGTCGTCAAAAACATGGGAAGGCCTGACGAAGAGGTAATTTGCAGTTTTGAAAAATCAATATTTTCTCATAATCTAGTTCCTGTCGCTGGGAGGGACTGGGCCCATGCCCAGCTATATACAAACACGTCACAAGGAACGCAAGGAGCAAACTTTATTGCAATTTCAGCAGATCCTGCAGATCCAACAACAAGCGATACTTCACTTGCAGGAGAGATTACTTCTGGAGGACTGGAACGAGCTCAGGCCACGACAATCAGCCACGTAAACGGATCCAATGTGACCACACTGTCAAAAACATTTACTGCGACTGCTTCATTTACGAATTTGCACAAATCGGCACTTTTCAACAACGCAGGGCCTCCGATTTCAGGCAACATGCCACATGCAGCCAAATTCGCAAACGATGTTGGAAACATGGTAGCTGGAGACACCTTAACGATTACTTGGACTCTCACTGCTGGATAGGGTAGGCTATGGCCACTATCACATGGGAATATTTTGCAGGATTGTTTGATGGGGAAGGTCATGTAACAATTAGCCATCTTAAAAAAGATGATACATACAGGCTAGTATTAGCTTTAACAAATACAGATAAAATTGCTTTGCAATATCTTCAAGCTCAATTTGGAGGAAAGTTACATGAAAAAACTAGGAATGGTAGTTTAGGAAAAAAGAAATGTTATATTTTGATGTGGCATGGCAAGGATGCAAAAGAAGTTGCAAGAAATCTTTTGCCTTATTCGGTTATAAAATCATCTCAGCTTATGGTTATAATGAGATATCCATCATTGCCAAGTTTTAATCAATATACAAAAAAAGAAGTATTTTTAGAATTGAAGCAAAAACAAAAAGAACTCAAAAATGAATTAGTAACTATTAGGGAGAGTGTTAGACATAGCTAGACTTCCATGGGGAAACCACAATGTTGTGATCGTTGGTGTCAACGATGGCACAAAACAGGTTTCAAAAGATGCGTGGAACGATGGCCACAACAGAAAAGGCCTGTTTGGTTTTAACACACAGACAGCAACAGTTGCCCTTGCTGCTGATTTACTTGATCCAACAGACACCAAAACTATAGTCACTTCCGAAACTGGCACAACAGACGATCTCAAAAACATCGGCACAACAAACGTCATAGATGGAGACATTCTGGAATTATATGCCAACACTGGCCACACCATTACAGTATGGCATAACGCTGGAGGAACTGGAAATATCTTCCTGATTGGAAATACAAACAAAAATCTGTCAGAAACCAAGCCGATGATTTTGATCAGAATCGGTACTAACTGGCATGAAGTCATATCTCCAGATGCAATAGACAGGACTAGTCAGGCAACCATTCTAAACAAATTACTTTCCGACAGCACGGTAAAATTTGCAAATGTTTCTGATGCCTCAAAACTGTTATTGTATAGTCTAGGAGGCATGACAACAGGGAAAACAGTCACTCTGGCTTTTAACAATCCGCTTGACAGTACTATTACTTTCCCAAATGCAACATCACAGCTTGCAACACTCGCACTTGCAGAAGACCTGACCAACAAAGGCATCAAAATTTCCCGAGTCCTTGGCATTCCAGATTCTGCCATTACTTTATCTACAGATTCTCTTGCTGCGACTTCAACTGCAATTACAGTCCAATCAGAGACTGGCACGTCTGACAATCTTGATACCATAACAGGGCTGGCAAATCAGGACTTTGTGTATTTGTATGCAGCTTCAGGTCACACCATTACATTAAAGCATAGTGCATCGCCTACTACAAACAAAATAGTTTGCCCTGACGGTTTTGATCTGATTTTGCATGAAAACAAACCGACCATACTCCAAAGGAGAGGAACTTTTTGGTATGTGATATACACACCATATCAGTACGTTGAGATTCCAGTCGCAATGAGTGATGAGACTACGGCACTCTCTACAACTGGCCAGAAATTTGCAATGCATACAACAAGGGCCATGCTTGTAAGAAAAGTCAAAACAGAATTAAACACTGCAAGCTCGTCAGGCCTTGTAACTGTTGACATTAAAGAAAATGGAGTTTCAATTTTATCGACTTTGATAACAATTGACGTTGGAGAATTGACTTCGGATACGGCAGCTACGCCTCCAGTGATTTCCGATTCCAATCTTGCAAGCGATGCGTTGATTACTTTTCATCTTACCGTGACAGGCACGGGAGCAAAAGGCCTAAAAGCGTGGCTGATTGGGTATTATGTTCCGTAAACTGAAAAACGAGCTTCTGTACGGACACAGAAGATCACTGCTTTCAATGAATCTTGGATTTTTGTCAAGTGCTTTTGTGTCGTTTGGAAGGCAATTAGCAGATATTGTTTTTGATGCAGCAAGCTCTATTTCAAGTGGATCTACGACTTCCGTAAGTTTTTCACACACAGTGGGTAGCGGAACAAACAAAATTTTACTCGTATTTGTTTCAGGGAATGCAATAGGAAATATCACAACGGCAACATATTCTGGAACTAGTATGACAGAACTCGACTCGTTTTTACCAAATGCTGGAAATTGGTCATCTGGTATTGGTATGAGATTGTTTTATTTGATTAACCCACCGAGCGGAACTGCTAACATAGTACTTTCTGGGTCTAGTACTTTTTCAGCTTATGCTGCAGCTGCCTCATATTTTGGTGTAGCCCAAAGCTCAACATTTGGAACAGTAAACAAAGTAAGAAAAGGTGCAACTTCACCAATCGATTTCAATGTCACAACAGCACAAAATAAAAGTGCTATATTACAGTGTGTTGGTAACTGGTATGGTTCAACAGCAGCTACCGTTTCGTATACATCACCACAAACAAAACGTTCAGAAGATAATTCTAAAGTTTCTTTTATCGGTGAAGCCGTTCATGCAACTGCTGGAAGTTATTCACCACAGGCAACTTGGACTGGTGGATCAGGTAATGATTTTGCGGGTATGGCAGTTGAAATGAAAGCAGCTCCAGCATGAAATAAAAAAAATGGAATAGTGCATGTCCTTCAATTTGTTTGACAAACAGTATTTTGGAGATGAAAACCAGTTTGACATCAAATCAGAGTATTTTGTGAATCTTTCTGATTCCATATCAATATCAGACTCACTTACAAAACAGGTAGATTACGTCAGACAAATACAGGAAGGCTCGCAGGGAATGTTTGACAATCAATTTTTTGGAGATTCCACACAATTTGACATACAGGCCCAGCCAGCAATACTCATTTCAGATTTACTGTTTCGATCACAGGGAAGGCTGCGAGAACTATCAGATACCATCGTGATTTCAGATTCACTGGCAAGAAAACTTGATGCAACAAGGAGTCTTCCAGAGTCTTTTCCAATTTCCGATCAGCTTGAAAAACAGTTGACCGCATCAAGATCACTTGCTGATACCATTACTATCTCTGACAACCTTGATAGAAAACTTGATGCATCAAGAAATCTATCCGATACCATTACTATCTCTGACAACCTTGATAGAAAACTTGATGCCATACGCATAATAACAGAGCCAATCATTGGTATTTCAGACCAATTGCAAAGAACACTCAACGCAACAAGAACTTTGCTTGAAAACCTGCCAATTTCAGACAATCTGTTTGTATCGGTTGTCGGAATTGCAGTCAAAAGAATCAAGTTTGTAACCGCTTTTGTTGCAAAACGCATCACAGAAGCTTTTATTTCCAAGCGAGACACATCAGGTGACGTGGTATAGTTGGCAAACTACGAACTTGTGGAAGGGGAAGCAGGAGATACCTATGACACTTTAATCTATGACAGAAATGATCTTGATCAGTTTGGAAAACCTAAATTGATCAGTTTTGCAGTAAAAGGAATAACAAAAGCAATGATTTACATCTCAAATACCGTAAATTTTGGAACTCCTGTGAAAAGTATCGTGCCGACTCTGCCAAATGATTATACTGTACGTTGGAGTGTAATTCCTGCCGACATACCTCCTGCTGGAGACTATTACGTGCAAATCAAATTATTAAACGATACTGGTGACCTCATCAGAAAGACGTGGGAACCGCTTACGCTCAAAGTCAAACCTGCATTAGGGCCGTGATACCATGCCAGCAGAATTTGAAAGACTTGTGAAAAAACTAAAGAAAAACCCCAGAATTGACAATCCGTATGCTCTGGCACATCATATCCTCAATAAAAAAGGAAGCAGATTTGATCTTGCAATGTCAACCGCAAAAGCAATCATGAAAATCAAAAAGGCTGCAGGGCAGTGTAGAAAACAACGTCAAGCCATCAGAGGCGTGTCTGGAGAACACTTCCGAGAGGTATCAAAGAAAATTTCAGAGAATCCAGATGCAAGAGATCCAGATGCGATTGCTGCAACGGTACTGAGGAAAAAATATGAGGCAAGTCAGGGATACGCAACAACGCAGCGTGGAAAACGAAAGTTTCCAATTGCCTCACCACAGGATAAATTACTCCACACAAGAAAATTACCGCACTCTCACGTACATTTTGTGAATGGTCAAAAAAGAATAACAAGATACGACTCTGGGAAATCAAGCAAACACTCATCACTTGCCAGAGTTGCCTCTCTGGAATCAGAAAGCGGACAGTATGCGACTTATTTTCTGCTTGCAGGTGACGAAGTCAACGGCAGGGGCTGGGGAGTCACAGAAGAGTCGATACCCAAAAACATCAAGACTTTCAAAGGCATGCCATTTGTGATCACATCATCGGAATACATTGAAGGCTCGCCATACGGAAAGATATACGACCATCCAAGCACAGAACATTTTGACGTGCTTGGCATAGCTCCGCTTGGCAGTTTTGACATAAATAATGTTGAGTTGATCAAACAGTTCCAAGACTTTTTCAGAATCGGAGAAATCATTGACGTATTCTACAAAGACGGAGTATGGATGTGCATAGTAAAAAAAGACACAAAATACCTGCACGTACCGTGGCCTCCTTTCTGCTCCCCAGCAATATACAAGATTGATCCCCATGAGCCAGACGGACAGATCTCAAAGTGGTTTGGATTACACCTTGCAGGACTAGACCAAAGGCCTGCCTACGGCAAAATAGCGATACTAAAAGCAGTCTGCAACGGTCATCTTGGCGTTTGTGGCCCGCAGCTCATCAAGTCTGCAAGCCTAGGATCCTGTAAAATCATGAAACTGAAACACATCATACATCATGAGAATGTAAAACTGGCTGCACAGTTCAGGGAAGAGGATCATCCACGAGATGAAGAGGGTAAATTTACGTGCAAGGAATGCGGAAAAAGCATAACAACAAAAGACCAAAAGCAGCATGTCGAAGAGCATCAAACAGAGATTGAAAATTCAATCAAGCAGCAATATCCGCATCTCAAGGAGGAATTTATCAAACAGCAGGTGCAAAAGGCAACACAGATCAGGGATAAACACGTGCCAGTAGTAAACAAACTTCTTGGTGACTTGAAGGAATTATTTCCTGATGCATTGGAAATTTCTGGCAGAGTCAAGACAGTTCATAACATGGTTGAAAAGGTTGGCAGAAAACCAAAGGACTATCCAGATGTTGAAAAACTTGAAGATGTGTCAGGCCTCAGAATTGTTGTAAAAGATGGAATTAAGACAGTCAGGGACACTATAAAACAAATCAAAGATTCTGGCAAGTTTGACATCAAGTCTGAGGACAACTACATAGACAATCCCAAAGGAGGATACAGAAGCTATCATTTTACACTCAAGGATAAAAAAACTGGAATGATTAGCGAGCTGCAAATCAGGACAAAGAATCAGGATATTTGGGCTAATTACGTGCATGATAGGATCTACAAGATGCCCCACATGGTTATGCAAAGGCTTGGGCCACGTCTAAATCAAGTTCACGAATATGTATCAGAGATTGCAGAATATCTTTATGAGCTGGATTCTGGCAACGTAAACGTTAAAAAGCCAGATTGCCCCGAGAAAATTATGGAGGAGATTGGGGGATGCTTGGATCTGAACTAGCACAGAAGGACAGGCTGGCCCATACTCCAGAGAAGGGATTCAACCTTGTTGGCATTGATAATTTTGAGCCGTTGGGAGAGCAGCTATACCTCATAAAACATTTTGAGAATGAAGAGGAGGCCATTGCTGCACTTGAAGCATGGAAAAAGAATCATACTGATGATGCTGTGATTTATCCTACTCCTAAAACAAAGACTCCTGCATAGAAGTCGTATTGATGTTCTATGCAGGCATTTTCTTCCCCAACATCACGATATTGCTGTTGAGGATTCTTCCATTTTTACACATTACGTTTACATAGTTGTCATGTTCAAAGTAATCCGATTGTGGATCACTTCGACCATTATCATCCATGTAAAGGCTGCCAATCTCTTGCATTTCTTTTTCATCGACTAATGGATGCTCGATGAATACATCAATCGAACTGCCTCCACTATATCGACTGATTCGCACTTTGACTACTGCATCAGGGCGAATCTTGAGCAGATGGGCCTTTAAAAATATGGCCTTATACTTCACGTCAAGCGAATAGATGGCGTGAAAGTTTTCTTTGTTGGGAAAGTCATTCAGATTTTTGATTATTTCCAAGTCCTTCAACAGATAACTTGATGGCTTTATCATGTTGAGGCTTGCTGCATCGATCCCACATTTAGATTTGATCAATGCAATGTTTTTCTGAATGTCTTTGTTGATGGCCTTGAGGGCCATTTCTTTTGCTTTTTGGAATGCGTTCATTCTTCCTCACTTTATATGAAATACATTAGTATATTAACATTGTTATATTAGCAATATTAAAATAGATGCAATGGATAGGATTATTGAAGAGAAATGCAAGAAAAAAATCTTGAAAAGAAAATTGAGGAAATGATTCAGATAATGGAGAATTTCCTCTACAAACCAGAGGCATATTTTTTGGCCCAAGTAGTTGATAAGGAAAAACCAAAGATGGTTATTCCAGAAAACAAAAGGATGGTAGCAATAGCATGAGTCTGGCAGGAGGTAAGAAGTTGAACTACAAGGAAAAAAAGCAATTTTTTGAATCGAAACAACAAAGAAAACTTGAAGCATATCAACGTCTTGCACAAAAAGCAGAACAGGAAGCCGAGCAACGCAGGCAGTCAGCAGAAAAACTGATGGATGCAATTCCCTTTGGTCAGCCAATACTGGTAGGACATCACAGTGAAAAGATGCACAGGCGACACCTTGAAAAAATCAATTACGATATGAACAAATCATTTGAACTGCAAGACAAGGCAAAACATTATGAAAATAAAGTCAACAACTTGAAGAACCCCTATGCAATAAGCTCTGATGATCCTGATGCAATCAAACTCCTCAAGGAAAAAATCGCAGCAAAGGAGCAGGAGCATGCATTCTGGAAGGCAAAGATTCCAAACCAAAACGCAAAGTCCTGCTTTGATGAAGATTCTGCACACTGGAGAAACATCCAAATGGCAAGCATCAAAGCAGAAATCCGAAGGCTCA